GTGGAAATCTCACCCAAAATGGCGGACTCACCACAGGCAGTGAAGGCTGCTTTTGCTAAGGTGAAACAGATTTGAAATGGACACGGCCACCGCAAGCATCATCGTTGCCACCATTACGGCGGTCGGTGGAATCCTTGTCGCGGTAATCAACAAGTTCCGCAAAGAAAACCACACCGACCACCAGGTCGTTATGGGTATTCTCCACGTCGTACGCAAATCCCAGCAGCGGGTAGAGGACAAAGTGGACCGAGTTGACGAACGGCTCGCCAGTCACCTAGAGTCACACGCATTGGAGGGGATGCTTGACAATGGGCGAACAGTTCACAAAACTAGAACTAAGAAAAATCGCAACGTATCTTAGGAAGGTCTACCCTGGGGTGGCTGAACAAGACGAGTTGTGGAATCTGATAGCCAAGGTAGACCAACTCGTAAAGGGGAAACATGCACGACCCGACCGAAGGCGCGGAGATTCTTCTCCGAGCACATGAACTGATTACCCGCGACAGGCAGAACGCCTACTCGCATCCCCTCGAAGATTATTCGCGGACAGTTTCCATCTACAACGCACTCAAAGGCGAAGATGTGATGACCGCCGAAGACGGCATCCTGTTCATGGTGTGCGTCAAACTTTCACGTTTGATGAACGAACTCGACAACCATCTCGACATACCTGACAACATCATTGACCTTGCGGGATATGTCGGCTGCCTTCAAATGGTGCGAGAAGCATCAAGTCGTACGACAGCAGAGTTGGCTCGCATGTTCAAGACAGGTGAAACGTACCGCCCGTGAAGAACAGTGATTGGGACATCAAATCAAACTCGTTCAACTTCGCGGAGGATTTGAAGTACGGTCAGATGGGCGAGAAACGCATCCGCAAAATGTTGGAATCCCTTGTCGAAGGTTCCTTCGAAGTGAAAGCGGACCGGTACCGCAACGGAAACATGGCGATAGAAATGCGACAAAATCCACGCAAATGCGGCAAGTGGATAAAGTCGGGGTTGCAGGTTACGAAAGCGCAATGGTGGGTGTACATCTTTTCTATGGACGGAGGTTTCATCATCGTCTCAGTGGACCGTTTGAAGCGTTTCATTGAAGCAAACAAGGACACGTTGGAGACACGAGATTTCGCTCGCCGGTCCGACAACCCTGCGTGGGGTTATCTGTTGAAACCTGCCGACGTGTGCGCTTTACTGTATGACCAGAGGTACGACGCGTGACACCTTGCCCTTGGTCGCTTGTTGCCGTTCATTGGATTGACGCGTTCGACTCATCGAACGGGTGGATTCATACGAGGGATTACGCACCGAAACCGCAACATGTGGTGTCGGTCGGTTGGCTATGGCCAGACCTGCTTGAAGGTTACTTGTCGGTAACTTGCTCATGGTGCCCAGACGAGGAACCAGAAATGGACTCCGTAGGAATGGTGACCCACGTACCGTTGGGGATGGTACAAAAAGTTGTCGTTCTGGGCACCCCAGATTTTTGACTTGACAATGTGACACCCCTCCTGTACGGTGAACAGGAGAACACAACAACTAGAGAAAGGCACGGTAATGATTACACGAATCGCTAAGCCCACGCACGGTTCGCAAGAATGGTTGAACGTTCGTTGGCGTAACGAGAACGGTGAGGCACGTATCGCAGCGTCGGCATGTGCAGCAGTTCACGGTCAGCACGCGTTCGTCACACCAGCAGATTTGGCGACCGAACTGTTGGCTGAGAACCCACCCGAACCGAAGGCTCCGAACTCTGCGATGCTTCGAGGCACCACCCTTGAAGCCCCTATCCGTGACTGGGCGGGCACCTTGCTCGGTCACCCGTTGGCTGAACCAAATGAACTGTTCGCATACGACGAGCCAGGGGTGCGTCTGATTGCGACCATCGACTCCATGTCCGAGGATGGCAGGGTCTTTGAGCAGAAGACAACGAACAAGATTTGGCGCGGTGAACTTCCCGCCTACTGGTATTGGCAAGGTGTCCAACAAGCCATCTGCACCGGCGTATCGGAGATTACTTGGATTGTGTTCGACTCGACCCTCGACTTACATTTCCATGTGCAGGCAGTGTCCAGTGACGAGAAACAAACCCACATCGACGCCTGCCGAACATTCCTCGCATCTATCGACATGGGGATGATGCCAGAGAACGCAGTCCTCGAATACCGTCACGTCCAAGCCCGTTTCCCCGAAGGCAAAGGTGGTGCACAAGCAGGCATCGAACTACCGCAGGATGCGCTCGCCCTCATTGAACGCTACGAACTTGCCAAAGCACAGAAAGCCCAAGCGGAACAGATGGAAGATTTGGTGAAGGCACAGTTGTGCGAGATGCTTGGCAGTTCCGAGTACGGGCTGATGCAAGACCAGTTGCTATTGACGTGGAAGACGGCGAACCGTACGTCTTTCGATTCCAAGAAGTTCGAAGCGGAGCACCCTGCTCTCGCTGCGAAGTACAAGAAACAATCAACGTACCGCACGTTCCGTGTGGTCGGAAAGGATAAATAGCCATGCGATTCAACCTTGACAACTACGAGACAGTAGAGGACAGACTGCGCCGATTCTGGGCAGACCACCCGAACGGACAAGTGTTCACCGCAATCCACCACTACGACGAGAACCGTGTCGTGTTCCGTGCCGAAATCTATTTCGACATCAAAGACACACGCCCCGTCGCCACAGGATTCGCAGAAGAAACCCGTGACGCCAGCCCAGTGAACCGCACATCTCACGTAGAAAACTGTGAGACATCCGCCATTGGGAGGGCGCTTGCCAACTGCAACTATGCACCGAAAGGTCAACGTCCTTCACGTGAGGAAATGGCAAAGGTCGTAAGACAGGAGGCACCGAAACCGGAGCCGAAGCCGACGGGTGACATGCTTGCACGTTTCTCCGAAGCGTGCGCCAAGCAAGGACTCAACCCTCAAGCGGTAGCAGACGAAGCAGGTGTCAACCTTGCAACGTTGACGGATGCTGACATGCCGAAGTTGCGGGACAAGTTCAACCAGTTGAAGCAGGCACCAACCGCCAAGGATGTTGCCGATGCTGAGACTTTGATTGCTCAAATCCGTGACGCGTTCCCATCATCGGAACAGATTGCGGACACCCCACAAATCAAAGACCCTGATGCGCCAGCAAGCAAAGCACAAATCGGAAAGATTCGAGCAATGCTTTCAGGTAAAGGTGTCGCTTCGTACACCGACAAGATTGAGAAGGTGAAGGACTTGCTCAACAACCCTCATCTCAACAAGTTGGAACAGATGACAAAGGGTGATGCGAACAAGGTCATCTTCATGATTGAGGAAATGAAGTGACCGATGAACGCAAAGGGGAATGTCAGGGCAACAGGGACAAATGTTCCTTGGACAACTGCCCGCTGTTTGGCACTCTGGGACGACCCGACCGCAATCAGGTACGCAGAGTTAGAGGGTGTGCCGACCCTGCCGCTCGCGGTCGTAGAAATCGGACTAAAGGGGATGCGAAGGCGCGTCGTGCCCGTAAAAAGTTGGGGTTGGGCGGTCACCTTACACGTCACGAGGAGAACTGGGGTGGTGCTTTTCGTACCGAAATCAAAGCAGGCTTACAGGTCGGTCCGATTGCTACCCGTTTCTACGCCGCTAAAGCCCAGTCTGATGCGGCGAAGGCGTTGGGCGACATTCGCCCGTTCGTCATGGTAGCCATGCCAGACGGCACGACGGAAGGTATCTGTCTTATGACCTTGACCGAGTTCTCCGAACTGACTGCCTTGCTGTCGGCTAAGGTAGAAGGCAACTAATGGACTGGCTCGTCCGCCTATTTGCGGGCATCACCGCCACCCTCGTATTCGTAGGGCTGTGGGGGACAGACCAGCCGACCCCTGCCATAGCCCCAGCCCCCACCACAACGGCTCTCACAGCGCCTCCTAGACCCCTCTCCGTGCCTTCTACGACCACACTCCCTGAACCCCCAGCCGACGCCCTCTGCCCCCAATGGTGGGGGCTAGCCCTCGAAGCAGGCTGGACTGAGGACCTTCTCCCCACCTTGGACTATGTGATGTGGCGTGAGTCCCGATGCCTACCAGACCAGCACAACACCACCCTCAACCGAGATGGGTCCACCGACGTCGGGTTGACGCAAATCAACGACAGAAGTTGGTGTTTGCGCACGAGATGGTATCCCAAGGGATACTTGCAAACCATCGGCGTATTGCCTACTGTTGGATGCGAACACCTGTTCGACCCATACCTCAACCTTCTCTCAGCGAAAGCCATCTACGACTATGCCCAACAACACAACGGCAACGGGTGGCAGCCGTGGAAACTCTAAGTACACGTACATGGAACTACTAAGCGAATGGCGTCTCATCGACGACTACCAAGAATGGAAACTGGAAGCAGCCTGCATCGGCATCGACCACGACACATTCTTCCCAACAATCGGCTACAACCAACACGACATGAACGCCAAAAAAATCTGCGACAAGTGCGCAGTCAAACAAGAATGTCTCATGTTCGCAGTCAACAACCGCATCCACTACGGAATCTGGGGTGGGCTAACACCCATCCAACGCAAAAGAATCACACCATCCAAAAGGGGGCAACAATGACCGACAACCAAAACATTTTCTACGAATCATGGATAACCGACCTACAACGAGACTTGGACTCACTACGTGAGGACAAACGAGAACTGCTACATAAAGTTGCCAAGTTGGAACAACTTGTGGCAGAGTATGGAAATAAAATCAGTAACCTAATACAACACAGAGGAGATGAATAATGTCAGCAACATGGTACAAACTACGAGACGAAACATGGGGCGTCAAAGTACGTCACGAAGGCCAGCCAGGGGAACAGGTAGAAGTCACCAACAAAAAAGGTGAAACCAAAACCACGTACCTCAGCAAGCGTGTAGCAAAGTTCGACGACGCAGAACTCTGGTCGGTCAGCGACGAAGCACCAGCCCCACGCCACAAAACATTGGACGAAGAACCGTTCTAATGTTCGTCAAACAACACCGTCTTCCCTACGAACCTTTGGAACGTATGTTCAACAAAGAAATCACCGGCGAAGACCTATCCGAAATAACCGAGGTAGCAGAATCCACCGTGTCAAACTGGAAGAAACATGGCATCCCCGAACCGCAAGCAGACAGAGTTGCCGTCCGACTTGGACTCCACCCAGCCTCCATTTGGGGCGACGACTGGTGGTCGTTGGCGAACCTGCCAGCATTGCGGGACGGTGACACGGGCACTGACCCCACTGCCCCAACACGTTCACGACACGTGCGGATGTCCGTGTCATGCGTGGCGGATGGGGAAACTGACTGCTAGTGACAGCCGATGGCAGAAGAAACAAAGCAAACGAAAGCGCGATGCCTCAAATGCGGTGAGGTCGTAACACACAACCCCCGCCAAATACAAGGTTGCGGATGCGACCCCGACGCACCGACGTGGGTGTACATCGAACTCAACGGAACTATCCGAGGGTTCTCGCAAGCCGAATGGGAACGGGTAGACGTGTGAACGAGTTCGACGAGCCAAGTTTCGACTCACTGAAAGAAGCCTTGGTCTTACTAGAACAAGAAGGAATAGTTGAAGTTGTTGGAATCAGCGACAACGGCGAAGAAATGTACCAGATAACAAAGAAAGGATTGGCACATTACATGAGCAACCAGATGGATTTCGATACGTGGGTACGCATCGGCTACGAAGCCGGTTGGTGTTCACCGCCGATGTGCTACACGCACGACGGTCTTGCTCTAACAGCAGGCGAAGACGAAGAACTCAACGAAGGACACGACCCGTGTATCCACGTTGTCCGCCTGTACGAATCAGTCGAACAGAAGAAAGGCAGTGAAGCGAACAACGCTGCTGCCGTATGGCGAGCAACGAACCTTGGTTGGGAAGAACAGTAGAGTTCCCCACCCCTCGGAGAAAGGTAAACAAGGGGCAGGGAGACTCCACTGCTAACGCCGACGGTAGTGGTTGTACCGCCTTTTCTGAGGGCGTTTCACAGAACTATCAAACTCTACCGCAACAGGTCGCACGTTCGCAAATCCTCGCCACTCGATAGCGGTACGGCACGAAGCCTCGCTACCCCAATAGTAGAAGAACGGTTCATGGTCGGTGAACGTTTTCCCGTACCAACGGTATTCGCCAGCCCAACACTTGCCGTCTGCTCTCTGTGCTTTCCACACGATACGTTTCGGTTGAGGTTTGGGTCGTCGGAATCGTCTAAGCCAACTCATCCAGAGCCTTGACGATGCCAGCGATACGTTCGCTATCGAACCCTGAGACGAGTCCATCACGACACGCTGCGACTAACTCCTCCAACCTGACCCGTCTCTGCCCAGCCTTCGTCGTTTTGGGTGAGTCGTGTACCTCTGCGTCCGTGTAGAACGCACGGTACTTGACATGAATGTAGGGGTGGCTTCGGTTGTTTCGTTTCCTCAGCATGAACACTGCCCCTGCTTGGTGAAGGTTGGAGAGTGCGCCTGAGACTTGTCCGTGGTGAAGGTTGAGTGCTTGTCCTGTGGTTGCCCATGTCGCACCGCCAGCACCGACCCCTTCTAGGTAGTCCAAGATGAGGGCTTGTCTGTCTGCGAGTGTGCCGTCGTCGGCTTCCGCTTCGGCTCTGAGCCTGCTCGCTTCGCTTCCTGCGTGTCCGCCTGTTCCGTCATACGGAAGGAACGGTAGTTCTGGGTACGTCATCGTGCTATGTCTCCGAAGTCGTCTACTTTGATTTCCCAGTCGTCGTCGGAATCGTACGGTACTTCGGTGACGAAGTAGCCGATGCGGTTCACGAACGAGTAGCCGTTCACGATGTATGTTCCGTCCGTGCCGTCCACCCACGTCCACACTTTGCGGTCAAGGTTGTGTTGGCATACGAAGTCGTGTCCTTCTCCTGAGGTGAAGAACATGATGCCGTTGCCGTCGAGGTCTTGCCATGATGGGTCGTCGTCGATGGTGTTGATGACTGGTCTGAACGTGGTTTCCCACTGTTCGACTGTTGCCGTGCGTGTCATGCGTTCACCTCAACTTCGTAGCCGTCGATGGATACAACATGGAAGTCGTGCCCACCCTCAGTCATCAGCCGAGGCAGTTCGTCTGGTGTCGTGTAATAGAACACGAGGTCGTCTCGGTGTCCGAACGAGTCGTACACAGCGTCCTTGTGGTAGTCGTACTCCCCGAAGGAGAGAAACACGGGTGAGAGTGTTTTGTCCTCGTCGTGGTACTTGATGGCGCACCACGCCCCTGTTGCGTTTGCTGGTATCGGTGTCATTACTTGTTTCCTTTCTCTGGTTGTTTGATAACTCGGTATTCCACTTGCTCACCCATGCCCTCGCCTGCCCACTCGTCGTAACACCCGACGAGTTCAGCAACGAAGTCTTGGGTATCCCATTCG